CTATCTATTGGTTCGTAAGTTGGGAGGTGTAAATATTTATCAGAGTGGTCCATGGTAGATCCATTAAAGCCATGTACACCCTGAGGTCGAGACAAGCCTCTGTTGGGGGTGGGAAGCCCTTGTCGTGATTGGCACGTTAAACCAATATACAAACAATGCATCATACGACAACATATAATTATCACTTGCCAATGTATATTGTTCCGGCTAACCAGGCCTTAGTTGAACAGGATAGTGCGGTTGATCACCAATCTTCCTTGATCATCACTCCATGGAAAAGATGGAAGTCTAGATGGTGGTTTAACAAAAGGACGGTTGTGTCAGAACATATAGAACAAAGGGTTGAATATGATCGTCAGATGGTAATGTGTCGTGGCCCTGTATCAGTTGATATAGAGCCAATGTTGTTTGAAAGGATTGCTTATGTCCATGGGGAGTTACAACTTGAAGAAATGAAACAAGATTTTGATGCCAATTGTTCACCTTATGATACCATGACAGTAGTTGCTCTGGAAGATGATTCGTGGAAAATCCAGTACTCTGAACCTCAGAGTAATGAGGAATCCAAGGTGGCTAAGTATGTCATGCAAATAAGGGATGGGCATTTTGAGTCTTTTCTCACGAGAGTTTTGATCTTGGTGAGAGAGAAATTTCATTTCGAGTTGACCAAACGTAATGTGGCTAATGTCGCTTGTATTAATATTTACGTTACAGAAATACTCGTTGAGTTTGGTTTGAATGTCGTTGATAGAAGCAGTATACCGTCAAGAATTATTACGAGATATTTTGTGCCTACCCATTTGGATGAGGAGGCGCATTTTTATAGGAATAGTTCTAGGTATGAGGATGCTATGTATCGTTATAACAATACTAGGGTTGTTGATGCAAATTATCAAAGATATTTTGGATTTGGCATGAGATCTATGGTTGGTCCTCCAACCAGTGATCTATGACTAACCGGCGTGCTCAAAGAGTCTGATGTAAATATTGTAGATATTAGCTATTTATTGTTTAGATACCCCAAATGGATTAAGAAGTGTAAGCTACTTGTGGTTAGGAAAAATGCCCATATAAAACATCGTAAATTTATTATTTTCGATTGTTTGGGTACTTCAGCTGAAGTTGGAGCTTTTACTTCTACTATTGATGGTATGTTGACGTGTATTTTGGGCAGAGTTCTTTTCCGTAAAAACGGATTGGACTATCTACCCTTGAATGCATTTCATTGGGATCAGGAATTATTTGAGAAATCGGTTCATGATTTTACTCAAAAATTAATTCCTGAATTATTCCCAGTTCCTTCTATAGAATTAAAAGATTTTCCTTTGCACTATGGTGGTAGTTTACGAAAATCCTATATTAGAGCTGTTGAGCTTTGGTATTCCAGGGGTGATATAGCCGAGGATGCCCATATACGTATGTTTCCCAAATTTGAAAAAGATATCAGATCTGAAAAACAAAATCGTATTATGAGAGCTATTTCACCTCCGGGACCAGTAGCACGAGCTCGTATTGGGGCACATATTAAACCAAAAGAGCATTTATTGTACCTTGCCATTAACAGGATTTATGGTTATCCTGTAGTGGCTAAGGGCATGACCTATGATGATGTTGCTGATGTTAAAATGTTTGCATGGAGGAAATACAAACAACCAGTAGCTATTGATATCGACGTTGAGAAGTGTGATGCTTCTATTACAGTTGGTATGTTGACATGGGTTTTTGATATTTTGGTTCGTATGGCTCCAATTGATGAGCGAAATGATCTTAAATTTTTGTTGAATAGACAAATGTTTAGTGTGGTTAAAGGAAGGACCCAAGATGGTCATTTTTCTTATGTTTTGTCTGGAACTTTAACTTCTGGACAGGCTTATACCTCGCTAACTGCTATTTTGATCATATTAGCCATCTTGTATCCCCATGTTCATGGCATGTCCGTCATTAACATGGGTGATGACACCACCATAATTGGGGAGAAAGCTGACGTTTATAAGTTGCGTTCTAACTTGACGACAATTTTCTCAGCTGTAAATATGATTATCACCATTTCCGAAGTGTGGACTTATCTGGAACGTAGTATTTTCTGTCAGACGCAATGTGTTAATACTAGTTCCGGATTGCGTACTATACGTACTCCGCACCGTGCTCTCACTTTAGATAGTGTTTGCTTGGATAATTTGGGACCTGTCATGCTTGCAGCTTGGTGTCGAGGCGTTGGCTTGGGGGGTTTAGCAAATCATGGTGGTATACCAGTCATGCAGAATTTTTATCGTATGTTTGTACGAGCTCATGATAGATTTGTTTGTAATACCTTGCTTAGTAAAAGGCAGCGCAAGCGGATGATATCTAAGGAATTATCACTCGCTAAAATAAAAGAGAAAGGGTTTGTGGTTAAAGCACAATATTCCTACACGCAGGTGTCATGTGAAGATAGAATATCTTTCTTCATAGCCGTGGGTATGACACCACAACATCAAATTATTTTGGAAAAGTACTATGACTCTATCACACTTCGTTTGGAAGATGAGGTATGTGTTAAGATGATTATAGGTAATGCTTTTTCGGATTTTTATGATGTTATTGGGTCTTAGGGAGTTATAGGCCAAAACGTTTATCCAATAATTTGGATTGTAAATATTTACGTACTAAACAAAATGTCGAACGACGGCACGGCCCTCCCCAATTTGGGTTTCCCTAAGATGATCCGTCTCTGCTGGTACCAGGCATCCAATACAGTACCAAATTACAGATTTAATAATTTATATAATATGCCGCAGTTGCGAATTACTAATGGAGTTAATAACATGTCTATTAAGAAGAAGAATAAAAAGAAACAAAACAAAGGATCTAGGAATCGAGCTCAAAATAATGCTTTAAATGTTTCCAGGGCACCTACTAGTGCGGAATCTGTTAAAGCATTTTTGAAATTGGCTGGTAGTGGTGCTCTTAGGGGCGCTGGTGCTGGTATTGGTACTTTCTTTGGCAACCCACAAATGGGTTACCAGATGGGTGCTAATGCATCCAAATGGTTGGGATTAGGGGCCTATAGATTGGTCTCCAATTCCTTGGCCAAGGATTATACGAACAATGTTCCTTTTATGCATAGTGCAAATCAATCTGTTATTGTTAGGCATCGTGAGTATCTATTTGATCTTGTTTCCAGTGCTTCTGCTAATACTTTTAATGTTTATAACTCTATTGCTTTAAACCCAGGATTAGGGACATCTTTTCCTTGGTTGGCTATAATCGCGCAGAATTTTCAGGAATATACCTGGAAAGGAATTGGTTTTGAGTACATTTCTAACTCATCCATGGCTATTGCTAGTACTACTAACATAGCTATGGGTAGTGTTATTATGTATACTCAATACAGGGCTACTGCAGCCGCTCCCACTTCCAAATTGATAGCTTTGCAAGAACAATATGCTTCTGATGGAAAACCTCAAGATAATGTTTGTCATCTAATTGAGTGTGATCCTAAGGAGAATCCTTATAATGTTCAGTATGTTCGAGTTGGTGCTGTCCCTTCGGGTGAGGATGCTAAGACGTATGATTTGGGAGTTACTGGTTTTGCTACGGCAGGTTTTCCAGGTACTTCCCAAGTATGTGGAGAGATTTGGGTTTCTTATGAGGTTGAGCTTCGTAAACCCATTCTTTCGTCTGGTGTTCTTGATTCAGCTAGTGGTGTTGCTCACTACTATGATCCAACTGGAGCAGCTGTTGCCAACCCTAATGGAACTGGTGCCCGTGTTAAGAACATCGACACCATAGGGTTGACGCTCCTTAATACTGGAACGCTCACTTGGCCTTCTACATATATACCTGGTGCTGTTTATTTAGTTACTTGGTATTGGCAAGGGGCTACCGCTCTAGCTTTGAATGGGGCTACGTTTACGAATTTGACAAACGCTCCTCTTATATTCAATGCTAGTGTAGCGGGTTATATGCAAGGTACAGCATCTGCTAATGGTTCTGGTATGATGGTCACATATATTGTAACGCTTAATAGTCAGGAGGGTTCTACTCCTGCTATTACTGTTGTTCCGTCTACCTTGACCGGAGCTACTAATGTTGATATTCTTGTTGTTCAAATTGCAAGCAACGTACTTTAGGTGCGTTATTAAGGGTAGGCCATTCCAATTGGGATGAAAAGATTTGCGTTCTTTCCCTGTTTAGCACTTGGATTTATCTTACCTGGGGATGTCCAATAGAATAATACCAGAGTGCATGTTGAGATGGTAGGTAGATGAATTTACATCTAATGCTTGGTAACCATTGGCGAGAGGCCGCTACAGGACTTGATCACTCCACTTCTGTAAACATGTGCTTGCGTAATCGTAATTTTCTTTTATCTCTTTCTGAGATTATTTTGTGTTGGTATTTATCACTTTTCTAGGTGTTTTGTACTGATCTGTTGGTGCGAACTGCTTTTCTAGGTAGTTGGAATCGACCGCCGTTCCCTGTGTTTGGGAAGTTATCAGTAC